TGTTGGGGCCGGCGGTCAGCCCGTGGGAGTGGCTGCGGAACGCATCGATCTGGCGGCTTCCTAGCAGTCTTGCATTTGCAGTGCAAATTTCTTTAACGCAGTACCCGCAAGGATCTGAAATGCAGAAAGTCGTGTACCAAACCAACCACTACGGCCTCTTCCTCTACGAGACCGTCGCCAATGAACTCGCATTGGAGCCCGGCAGCTTCAACATTCCGTATGGCGCGCACGAATCAGCGCCACCGCCCACCGAAGCGGGGACAGTGGCGCGCTGGGACGACGACGCCTGGACGGTGGTCGAGGATCACCGCGGCGATTCGTTGTTTGTGAAGTCCAGCGGAACGCCTTACGAGCTCGGCAGCGAGGCCACGGTCAACGGCGAGGCCGTGAGCTATCCCGGCTGGGGGCCCGTGCCTGGCTGGCTGACCTCGGGCGACGCCTAAGCGGCAAGCGAAAGCAGGCGGTTCTCGCGTAGCTGCAGGATCTGCCTGCGCCCTAACGGGCTTTTCGCGAGCTTTTGGGCCAGCTCGCGGCCAAGGGGATGGTAATAGCGCAGCAGCATGCGCGTGTCGACGTTGCCATTCACCTTCGCCAGCTCGTGGATCTGAAACACCGTTGCGAGCCTAGAGGTTCCTTCATGCCGGGCGTCGTGAAATCTTAGGTCGCGGAAGTACGCCGCATTCGCCCGCCGGCCGTGTTGCCGGCACATCTCTTCATACTGCATACGCGCTCGGCGTCGAGCACGGATAAAAGCCCGCGTCACTGATCCCGGCTGGATGCTGAAGATCCGGCCGCGCATCGGCCTCCCGATCACCCACTGCCTCAACGCCTCGCGCGCCATAGGCGTCAGCGGTACATCCCTGGCCCGGCCGTTCTTCGCGTGTGGAATGTGCACGACACCGTGCTGCAGGTCGAGGTGCTCCCTGCGGATACCAACGATCTCCGAGCGCCGCATACCCGTTTCAACGGCCACCGTGAGAATCGTTGGCAGTTCCGCCGATTCAGTCGCACGGATGATCCAAGACACCTCTTCGCGTGGGCACTCATCCTCGGACACGCCGCGCAGGCGTATGCGGTCCAGAAATCGACGATCGCGCGCATCGTCGACGGTGGGCCGGCGCACCAGCTGGACAGGGTTAGCGAGGCTGTCGAAGCCCCAATCTTTGCGGATCACGGTGTAGACGTGGGAAAGGAGCGCCAGGCGGCGCACGACCGTCGAGGCAGCGTGCGACTGCTGCCACGCATCACGGATTTCGATCAGATCGGTATTGCGGATCCGGTCGACCGGCCTGGACGCGAGCCGCGAGCGCAGCCAGGCCTTGGCAATCGACGCTTCCTGCACATGCCCTTTCTTGGAGGCCGACACCTCTTCGAGGTAGCGCGCGATCGCCTGCGCCAGCGTAGGCGTATTTTCGCGCTTTCGACGCGCTCTGATTCCCGCAATGTTCATGGCTCAAATGGCCCGAGTATCCGATATGGCGGTGCCCCGCAAAGGCGGGAGCAGCAGCGGCAACCGACGAGTGATCGATGCGTTACCCAAGCGAAGCGATGCTATGCAGGCGCGTTTGTCGTTGTGCGGGATACGGTCGTCGAAGGTCGCGGTTGCTTCGCCAGCGCGGCAAACTGTTACCGGTCGTTATGGTCGCAAGGCCTCGGCGACGCTGGCGCGCAATGCGCCAAAACGGAACCGCCCAGCACGAAGGCTGGGCGGCGGACACTTTAGGACGCGGCGACATGATAGGTGCTGTCACACCCACCATGCCCCGTACCAGCAGAGGAAAGCTGCCAGCATGGCCAGGGCCGCGCCACCTGTCGACAGGCGGGGTCAGGCTAACATTCCCCCACAGAATCACCAAATGGCTACCCCTATCATTCCTTGGATCGGCGGCAAGCGCCGTCTCGCCGATCGTCTTCTCCCCTACTTTCCTCCGCACGAGTGCTACGTCGAGCCGTTTGCAGGCGGCGCGGCCATGTACTTCATGCGCCCCGTGCCCGCCGAGGTCGAGGTCATCAATGACGTCAATCACGAGCTCGTGAACCTTTACCGTGTCGTGAAGAACCACCTCGAAGAGCTGGTGCGCCAGTTCAAGTGGGCGCTGTCGAGCCGCGAGATATTCAAATGGCATCAGATCACGCCCACTGAAACGCTGACCGACATCCAGCGCGCGGCGCGCTTCTTCTACCTGCAGCACTCGGCCTTCGGCGGCAAGGTGCAGGGGCAGACCTACGGCGTCGCAACCACTGCGCCGCCAGGCCTGAATCTGCTGCGGATCGAGGAAAACCTGTCCGCCGCCTGGATGCGCCTCGCAAGCACCTACATCGAGAACTTGTCCTGGCAAGACTGCGTGCGCCGCTACGATCGCCCGCACACGTTCTTTTTCATGGACCCGCCGTATTGGGAGACCGAAGGCTATGGCGTGGACTTCGGCTGGGAGCAATACGAGCAGCTGGCGCAGACCTTGCGCACAATGAAGGGCAAGGCGATGGTCACGCTTAACGATCACGCAGCGATCCGCGAGCTGTTTGCCGACTTCACCATCGAATCGACCGACATTCGCTACACGGTCGGCGGCGGCAACGGCGTGGAACGATCGGAAGTGGTCATCTTCAGCTGGGACACCAGCAGGCAACCGGCGGCGCTTTTCTAAGTGCTGTTTGTCGCATAGGGCATTACGTATCGGCTCGCGTGTGTTTCCGCGCGCACGCGAGCAGACTTCTGCATGTATCACATGGCGCCAGATCGGTGCCTTTTCTCAACATGCAGAGGCCACCAAATGCCGACCGATTATCACCACGGTGTACGGGTCATCGAGATCGATGGCGGTACGCGTCCCATCCGAACTGTTGCTACGGCCATTATCGGCCTGGTCGCCACCGGCCCCGACGCCGATGCGACCATGTTCCCCCTGAATCGCCCGGTGCTCGTCACCAACATCAAGACCGCCATGGGCAAAGCCGGCACCGCCGGCACGCTCGCCCGTGCGCTGGAAGGCATCGGCAGCCAGACCAACCCGGTCTGCGTCGTCGTGCGCGTGGAGGAAGGCGACACGCCGGCCGAAACGAAAGCCAACGTCATCGGCGGCGTATCGCCCACGGGCCAGTACCTCGGCATGCAGGCACTGTTGGCGGCGGAAACCAGCGGGCCGCTGGTCAAGCCCCGGATCCTCGGTGCCCCGGGCCTGGATGACGAGGACGTGACCGCAGCCTTTGCGGCTGTGGCGCAGTCGCTGCGCGGTTTCCTGTACGCCTATGCCACCGGCTGCAACACGAAGGAAGAGGTCGCCGCTTATCGCGAGACCTTCGGCCAGCGCGAGGTCATGATCATCTGGCCGAACTTCACCAACTTCAACACGACCACCAAGGCCACCGACGAGCTCGCCGCTGTCGCGGTCGCCATGGGCCTGCGCGCCAAGATCGACGAAGAAGTGGGCTGGCACAAGACCCTGTCGAATGTCGTGGTCAACAACGTCACCGGCATCAGCAAGGACGTGTACTTCGACCTGCAGAGCACCGCGACCGATGCCGACTACCTCAACGAAAAGGACGTGACCGTCCTGGTGAACAAGACCGGCTTTCGCTTCTGGGGCAGCAGGACGTGCGCCGGCCCCGACAGTCTTTACCCGTTCGAGAACTACACCCGCACGGCCCAGGTGCTCGCCGACACCATTGCCGAAGCGCATTTCTGGGCGGTCGACCAACCGATGCACCCGAGCCTGATCAAGGACATCATCGAGGGTATCAACCGCAAGTTCGCGGAACTGAAGGCACTCGGCTACATCATGGGCGGCAGCGCCTGGTACGACCCGGACCCCAACACGGTCGACGTGCTCAAGTCCGGCAAGGTGTACATCGACTACGACTACACGCCGGTCCCGCCGCTGGAAAACCTGATGTTCCAGCAGCGGATCACGGATCAGTACCTGTTGGACTTCGCCAACCGCGTCAACGCTTAACCCGCCTGGCGCCACCGATGCGTGGCGTCAGCTACCTCATTCAATCTCGGAGTCTGAGTCATGGGAATGCCCAGCAAACTCAAGCAAATGAACATCTTCAACGAGGGTTCGTCCTACGTGGGACAGGCCACCTCGATGACGCTGCCCAACCTGGAACGCAAGATGGAAGCGTACCGGGCCGGCGGCATGAACGGGTCCGTGAAGGTCGACCACGGTCTGGACGAGAACGCCCTGCAGGTGAAATGGAAGATGGGCGGCTACACCAAGCAAGTCGTGCAGCAGATGGGAACCACCACGGCCAGCGGCGTGCTGCTGCGCTTCACCCAGGGTTTCCAGCGCGACGATACGGGCGCTATCGATAACGTCGAGATTGTGGTCCGTGGGCGTCACAGCGTGCTTGACCGCGGCGAGGCCAAAGTCGGCGAGGACACCGAGTGGGACGTCACCACCGAGTGCGTCTACTACAAGGAATCGATCAACGGCGAAGTGCTGGTCGAGATCGATCTGCTGAACATGATCGAGATGTACGCAGGCGTCGATCGTATGGAAATCCTGCGCCGCGCCATCGGCATTTAACGGAACCGGAAACTCATGAATACCAACGAAACCATCACGCTCGACACGCCGCTGAAACGCGGCGAGACGGAGATCACGACCGTCGAAGTATCCCGGCCCAACTCCGGTGCCCTGCGCGGCGTGACGCTCATGGCATTGCTGAACATGGACGTGATCGCCATTCAAACCGTCCTGCCGCGCGTGACGCAGCCGTCGATCTCTTCGGTCGAAGCCGCAACGCTCGACCCTGCCGACCTGGCGCAGTTTGGAGGCGTGATCTCCAGTTTTTTGCTGACGAAGGCAGATCGGGCGAAATACCTGCCTGCGTAGATGACGCCATGGCCGACCTGGCCGTCGTGTTCCATTGGGGCCCGGCGGACATGGACGGCTTTTCCTTGGTCGAATTGATGGAATGGCGCGAGCGTGCTCGCGTCCGAGCGGTCCCGGAAGCGTGACGATGGATAAGACACTACAACTGCGCGTCATCACGGCGCTACGCGACAAGCTCTCGGCACCGTTGAAGAAGATCGCGGGCCAGGGCACCGACACCGCCAAAGCAATGCTGGAGCTGCGGAACAAGCTGAAAGGGCTGGAAGACACCCAGCGCCAAGTAGGCAAGTTCCGCGACCTGTCCAAAGGGTTGTCAACCAGCCGTAGCGAGCTCCAGGCGACGCAGGAGCGCATTTCCGCGCTGGCCGCGCAGATGAAGGCGAGCGGCAAGCCCACGCGGGATATGCAGCGCGAGTTCGACAAAACCGTCGCCAGCGCCGGCAAGATGAAAGACAAGATCGCCCAGCAGTCTCAGCAGTTGCAGGGACTGCGCGATCGCCTTTCGTCTGCCGGCATTTCTGCCAGCAACCTGACCCAGCACGAGCGCGAGCTGCGAAGCGGCATCACGTCAACCACGGCCGCGCTCGGGAAACAGTCCGCCCAGCTGGAAGCCGTGAGCGCCCGCCAGAAGGCATTAGCCGCCGCCCGCGAGCACATGCAGTCCACCCAGGGCGCGGCCGCGAATATGGCGATCGCTGGCTACGCCGCCCGAGCCACCGGTATGCACGTCCTGCACGGCCTGGATGGCACCATCGATCAATCGAAGAAGTTCGAGGGCGAGGCCAACCGTATCAAAGCCCTCGGCTTGGGCGACCAGGCGACAGAAGACGCAGCGAAGTACGCGCGCGCCATGAAGCAATATGGCACGTCAACCACCGACAATGTGCTGCTGATGCGCGATGCGCTCAGCATCTTCGCGGACGAGCATCACGCCCAGATGGTCATGCCCACGCTTGCGAAGATGAAATTCGCCAACGAGGCGCTGTACGGCGGCGAGGAAGCCCACGCGAACGAAGAAGCCTTCA